ACGATCACAGCTGGTGCTTATTGATGACCCTATCAAATCTGCCGCTTCGATCAACAACCCAGATATTCGCCGTGAGATGGAGCAGACGTGGTCTAACGTTATCGCACCAACGATGTTTCAAGGTGCACGGGCTATCAGTTTGGGAACCCGCTTCCACTTTGACGATGTTCACGCCACATTATTCATACCTAAGAATAACTGGAAACAGATAGTACAGAAGGCTGTAATAACAGACGAGAACGGTAAGCAAAGGTCTTACTGGCCAGAGTTCTGGTCAATGAAATATCTGAATGAAAGGAAGAAGGAAGACCGCATTGCATTTGCATATCAGTATCTAAACACTGCTGTGAAGTCAACAGACGTGGGCATCTCACCAGAGCTAGTTGTGAAAGGAAGTGTGCCTGATGACTATGACTGCCTGGGAGTAGGAATTGACTTGAGTGCTGGCCTGAAGGAGAAGAATGATTGGACGGTCATGACACTAGGAGGGATCAAGGAAGGGAAGGTCTATCTGATTGATCAGAGAAGGGCTAGGACGATGGGAAATATGGAGAAGATGGATCTTCTATGCGAGATGCTGGCCGACTGGCACATTCTTGCTGAAAACGAAGAAGGTCAATACTTCCCAACAATGTCACCATGCATTATTTGGCCAGAAGCTGTTGCGTATCAAAATTCATTTGAAGGGGACTTTAAACGGATTATCCATGAGAACAAAGCTCTGTACAACCTTACTGTTTCACCAGTAAAAGGCTTTAAAGGAGATAAGTTAGCTCGATTGAGAGGAGTATTAGGTTTATATGAAAACAGCAGAATCGTGTGGAACAAATGGCGTAAGTGGGATGTGCTGGAAGAGGAACTATTAAATTTCGGACATTCAACACATGATGATGCTGTGGATTCGATGGTATTAACTATCGGTGGATTGTTAAGAAGAGGCAGTTTGCAATTTGATTACAATAGTGATAGCTTTGATATGTAAGATGTAATGGCTGCTCCAACTAAATTCGAAGAATATATTGATCAGTTCGACAGAACAGCAGCAGGCGCAGGTAGTCAAAGAGATCCAGCTGTAGATAGATTTTCTGGGCTTGATGTAAGGACAATGTTCAATGAAGGCAAGAACTTAGGATTGAGCGACGAGAATGCGTATGAATCGACAAAAGGCTATTTTGATTCAGTTAAAGACGAGACCAAGCACGGTGGCGGAACAGCAAGAGCATTAGCCAAGCTTCGTGCTCAAGCTCAATTAGACAAAGATACTGATAAAGGTAATCCAATTGAGGCTGATCAAGATATTGTGTCATCACCAGTGCAAACAATTACTGCTCCTGTATCTAGTACCCCTGCAACTAGTAGACCAGTAACTGGAGCATATCTAAGTCCAACAATGAATGTCAACCAAAACAACCCTGTGCAGATAGCAGGCAATCGAAATCAAGTAGATAATTCAATCAATCAAATCACAGCAGACATGAGCAACAATGGCATGTTCTTTGGTGGTACAAATATGTATATGAATACCAACCCAGTGCTTCAAGCAGCAGCAAATCTTGGGAATGACAACGTAGACGTAGAAGACGGCGGTGTAAATAATACGAATATAAATACATTGACTGGAGGTGACACCAGCATCAACTTCATGAACGATTTTATGCGCAACAAATTATTTGCCATGCAATAGTTTATAGAATATTAATAGCTTTATATCTGTTGAATCATGGAAAGAATGGCGGGTGATATTAGTATTGACGGTAGGCCATATCAATATAGAAACCCATTCAATCAGAAAATGATTGATCAACAATCTACTGATGATGATGAAGACGGTCCAAACCGCCATTCATACGAATATACAAATCCTCTCTATGACTATAGTTATGGTCAAGTAAGAGATGCAGCGAATGCAGAGGGTATTAAAAATGTTAATAAACAAGACGAGGTAGATCGGATTATCGCTCGTATTCAAGGGTTAAATAGCAAGTCATCAGACAACGAAGATGATAATGACAATGACGTGCCCGTAGTAGAACCCCCACCAGCTGTAACAGCGCCAATCGGTGGGGGATTTGAAGACGAAGATCCGATATCTGATCAACCTGATATATCAAGCCCGATTACGTCACCACCACCAACAAGCTCAGCGCCTGTAACAGGCGAAGGATCTTTTCTAAGCCCTGGAATGGATGTGAATCAGAACAATCCTGTAACTATAGATGGGAATAGAAATCAAGTAGATAACTCAATCAATCAAATTACTGCTGACATGAGTGATAACAGATTGTTCTACGGTGGATCTAATTTTAATCTCACAGATAATCCAGCACTACAAGATGCTGTAGATATGATTACAGAAGACCAGCCGAGATACAGCGAAGGTATTGATTTCATGAATTCACCCAGCAATGCAAGCAATATTGTTAATAGTGAAAATTTTAAAAATCAGTTCATGAGGAATCGATTATTTGATATGAAGTAATTGATTACAATAACAATAGATATTATTTAGAAAAAAGATGTCCTATAAAAGATTGGCTGGCGGTAAGTTGAAGCAGTTTGGCGATGAGATGGGTTTTGATGAAGAGTTGATGACAGATCCAGTAGACGAGATAATCAGTTATCCAGAAAAAGACAATCCTGTATATTCGCCAGGCGACACTCTGCCTAGTCCAACACCTAATCCAAGCAGAGGTACAAACAAGAGTGGATCATTAAGTCCATACTTAAATGTTGATCAGAATAATCCTGTAAATATTAAAGGTGATGGCAATCAGATTGATAACTCAATCAATCAGAATACATATGATATGTCAGACAACCGTAGATACTACGGAGGCAGTTCAAGGACATTTAATTATGAAGGTGGAAAAGGTTTAGACAGCCTGTATGACACTCCAGTAAGTATGGCCACAATGGGTGGCTTCTATGATCCTGATGACAGCCCAGCAGCTGCAGCTAGTTTCTTAGATAGATATGTAGATATGAATATGCGTAATCAGAATGACGCAAGAGCAAATTACGATTCGTACAAAAATACGGACTATTCAAAATCCACTGCATCAGGAATGGATTACGAAAAGCTGTATGGCAACATTCAGAATACAATCGATACAGCTTATGGACGAAGTGATAGCAGACTTAATGACCTGTTTGGAGATAAGAACGCATTAGTTGGAATTAATCCAGATGGGCCAGGATATCGAGCACCAGAGGATGATGAAGATGAAGAGTGATCTACAACATATTTAATAGATTAAACTAGAATTAGCTTATAAATAGTGGAAAGATGGATCATAGTTCAATAAAAAGTCAGTTCAACCATATCCTGACAGCCGCTAAAGAAAGGCGAGGTGATCTATCAGTAGATACAATGATTGTGTCTTCTCATCTTGCACAGATGAGGACATTCATGTTGAGGCGAGGAATTGAGTTCTTTGCAGAGCAGGATTCGTTTGGGAAAAGAAGAGAGTTCATCGCACGTGTAGTAGAAGACAACATGCTCGAAATGAAATTCGAGAGCATTGTTGATTACTTCCTGTGTGATGGCCAAGGTCTGTTTTATTTCAGACCTGTTGGAGAAACTTATCAAATCCTATTTTTCCCACAAGACAGCTACAGAGCATATAGAGATCAAAACGGTGATCTTGAATCAGTCGTATTAACTTACTCATTCCATGTGAAGCAGGGTAATCAACTGATCAGCCCAATGGGGTATGACAATAAAGGTGGAGCAAAGAAATGGATTCAACTCAAAGTCTACAAGGACAGAATTATTCAAACCATTTCTGACGAAAAGATTGAATTCGATAACAGTGGACTAGGTAATCAGTTCAAGCATCCTGGTCAAACAGAAACATTGACTAATAGTCTTGGATATATCCCAGCGATTGAAGTATTCAATCACATGGATTGCACTGGAGAAGCCACAGGCAACGGTGAATTTGATTGGCTGTCTCATCAAATCTTGTACCACGATGAACTTGTGAGGAACATACGTAAGAACATGAAGTTCTTCGGAAACCCAACGCTTGTCTCTAGTCGCCCTAAGCACGACATTTTGGACAGTGGTGATGAGCAAAGCTTTAGACCAACTATTAGCTCTCAGGCAGGCTTCAGTCCCCTTACTGGTGGCATGGGCTCTAGTACCAGAGTCAGTCAGCCATTCGGATCAAGCAGCATTGATGGCTCGATCAAGGTGCCCCGAGTCATTGCGAACCTTGAGCCAACCGACCGAGTGCAGTACATGACGCCAGATGCTGTGTCTGGTGACCAGAACTTATATGTAAAACAGTACAGATCTGAAATACGTTTGGCTCTAGGCGGTGTAGATGATATCGATATTAATACTGCATCAACTGCATATGAAATCAAAACACTCTATGGACGTGTAGCAGCGACTGCAGAAAAGAAAGCAAGGTCATTATTTACATATGGTTTGTGCAGAATTTTTGGAATGATGATTCATACTGAAGAAGAGAATTTCAAAAAATCGTTTGCGTATGTAATGGGCCTAGAAGAACCAGTAGTTCCACTACCAGAGGACTACCAATCAGATGAAGAATATGAGCAGCAAAAAGCCGAATATGACAAGATTTATTCTGAATTCAGGAAGAAAAGAGACCAATTGTTACGTGCTAAACTTGAGTCAGGTGAGATACCACCAAACGTAACTGGACTGGTGCCAGATGGTTCAACAAGAGTCAGCTGGCGTTGGATGGGTGAAGTATTTGAAGAAAGTACTGATGACATTCTTAATAACAGTATTGTTGTCAGAAACCTTCAAGAACTCGGAGTCGATTCAATCGAAGCTCTGAAATACTTATTCCCGTCTAAAACAGTGGAAGAGCGATCAGCAATGCTGAGCGGTTATCCATTCAGAATGGTCCAGCAAACACAAAGTAGTATCAACAGTTTTATCGGCTTACTAGGCAATTTATATAAGTTGCCACACCCACAGATGCCTGATATGCCGTTGGCATCTGACCCGAATCTTGATCTAACAGGATTCTTATATAGATCACTCGAATTTTTACGTAAGGAGTTAAGTTACAGTGGAACCTACAAACCAAACGGTGGCGACAGCGCCCCAAATGAGCTCACCCGCGCCGACAAGCAGCGCTCCAAGCGTGGTAAGCCCGTCCGTGACATCCCAGCCCCAGACCTACCAGGCATCACCAGGAACAGCTTCGGCACCCCAAATGCCGGCTTACCAGGCGACGGCCCCGGCCCCGCAGGCTTCGGCACCTCAAGCGAATCCATGGCAGCAGGCGTTTCAGGCACTGAGCGCAAGCCTGAATTCGCCCAGCCCCTCCCTGGACCAGGCTTCACCCTCGGCCTACCAGACAACACAAACCCAACCAATGCCTTCTCAGGCCAATTGGGCTTCGATGGCTCCACAGGCAGCCCCGACTTCTCAACCCCAAGTTTCAACCCAGAGTTACTCGCAAGAGCAGGTGGGGCAAATGCTCCAACAGGCCGCCCAGCAAGGGGCAAGTCAGGCTCAAGATCAGTATCTAAGCGGAATCAGCAACGACAGTCTTGAAGTTCTTGAGCACTTCGGTGCTGAGGCTCCTGCCCTGCTGAATACCTATGCCTGTGCTGTTGAAGATGCACTTATCGAGCAGGTTCAGAGAGGCAATCACATGCACAGCCTCCTTGGTGCTGCAAGTGAAGAGCGCACAGCAATGAACACAATGCTGACCAACCCTGACGTTCTCGCTGATTACGTCAATGAGTTCTTCGGTCCTCAAGGTCCTTATCCGACTGAAACGGCTGATGAGACCTCCCAGCGTCAGCAAGTAGAAGCCCGTGCATCCTTTGAGGCTGAGATCGAAGCGCAAGAGCGTAATCAGGTCCCAGCTGCCTTCCAGCGCCCTCAAATGGACATGCCTACACCAGGACGTCAAGCAGGATCCCAAGAAGACTTCTGGGGTCAATTCAGCAACATGATGGATAGCTCCCCGGAGAACGCTTGGAAGTACCTGTCTTCCGCCCCCTCTGCAGCTCTGCAAGGTAAGGCTCTGATTCAGGACCTCTGATTAGATGACAAATAAGGGGTCATAGTGACCCCTTACAATATAAGTATTAATGATTGATTAGAAATGGCTCAACCTATTCAAGACATGGTGTCGTCTTTAAGATTCCATCAAACACAAGCTCAAGCTAATGGTACTCCTGGAATGAGCTTGGAAACAACAAAACCAGGCCCTAATGGACTTGTGGATGGAGGAATGGCATCTAAACCAAGCATGGGAGATGGTGCTCAACTGATGGCAAAGGCTAATAAACAGGCTCAAGATCTGAAGCAGAATTATGTAACTGCAATGAGCAGCAGTCAAGTCAAAGGAATGACTACAGCAAATGGTATGGGTCGGCAAATGTCTCAGAAAGAATATGAGGCAAATGCATTAATGCAGAATTCAAAAGCAACGGTACTTACTGCCGCAGCTAACATGGGAGCGCAATCGCCTAATCTTGTTGCAATGGCAAACAATGAATTGGCGTCAGCTGCAAACCAATCAGTTGCAACTCAAGGGCAAATCAAAAAGATGATGCCAGGACTAGCATAATTAAATCTAGTAAAATAGATTTAGTGTTTAATATAAACAAGTGCGGAAAGCAGCTGATATTAAAGATACCGATCCAGAAGTGTTCCAGACAATATGGAAACACTTGAAAACTGATGGTGTGCCGGATCAAGCTGCAAACCAACTAACAGCAGAGATGCTGCATCATGGAGAAGACTTTGAAAGCTCCATCGAAAACTACGAAAGAAATTTTGCCAACTATAAAGAGCGTGGATATAACGAACATGCTGCACAAGCGATGGCGGTAGAAAGTTTAGAGAGCGGAGAAAACCCAAACGAAAGTGTTAGGTTTGCAGGAATATACGGTTGATAAATATAGCTTGAAGGTATAGAATACTTTAGTAGACAAACATAATATATGGCCCAATCAAAAGTTTCAGGTGATTCCGTTCGTTCATATTTGAAAGATATTGGACGAATCCCTTTGCTAGAGCACGATGAAGAAATCTTGCTTGGAAGGCAAGTACAAAGATTGATGCAAATGGAAGAGGAGCGGAAAGATTTAGAAGAGCAACATGGTCGAAAGATTGATGACCAAGAACTATGTGAGATGACCTCTGGTGAATGGAAAGTCGTTAGAAAAGACTTGCGTCAAGGACGAAAGGCTAAGGACAAAATGGTTACAGCTAATCTTCGCTTAGTTGTAAGCGTTGCCAAGAAATATACAAAAAGGAACATGGACCTTTTGGATATCATACAGGAAGGAACAATTGGTCTTATTAGAGGTGTCGAGAAGTTTGATCCTGGTCGTGGTTATAAGTTTTCTACCTATGCTTATTGGTGGATCCGTCAAGGGATCACCCGTGCCATTGCGGAGAAGAGTAGAGCGATCCGTCTACCAATCCACGTTACTGAGAACCTTAATAAGCTTAAAAAAGCCCAGCGCGAACTAAGTCAAGAGAAAGGCTATATTCCATCTGTATTTGAACTATCAGACCATCTTGGATTTACTGTTGATGAGATAAAAGATCTAATGTGCAAAGCGCGTCAACCTGCATCACTGGAAACAAAGATTGGAGAGAATCGTGATACTGCATTGATTGATCTGCTTGAAGACGAAAGTCAATTTCCAGAGTTCTTGTTAGAGACTCAATTCATGAAAGAAAGCTTGCGTTCTTTGATAACAGAACTTCCTGATATGCAGGCAGCAGTCATTAGCATGAGATATGGAATTGGCAGTGAGATACATGAACCAATGTCGATGACCGCTATTGGGCAAGTATTGAATATGAGCCGTGATCGAGTTAGAACACTTGAAAACAAAGGGCTTCGAGCACTACGTGAAATCTCAGAAAACATGAAGGCATATCTTTAATACAATTAAAGAAACGCAATAAAAAGATGGATGTAACAGATGAGATACTTAAACATGCTGCTGCTTACGGAAGTAGTACAAGTTTTAAGGAAGAGTACTACTCAGCTCAAAAGAGTTTAAATTATGCATCTGGTGCATCTATCAACAACCCTGATGAGATGACAATTGCATCAGCCCCAGCAACAATAAATTTCAAAGATGACGTGGGTCTGTTTGGAACAGAAAACTACTATTTGAAAGTAAAGCTTGATTTAGATGTTACGAGCGACTGGCTTGTTGAACTAGACAATAAAGGGAGTGGCAATAAATATCAAGATGTCTGGTTAGATATAGCGCTACGAGACGAGAATAAAACATCAGCATCCTCATTAAAAGTTAAAGGTCAAGATCATTTCTATATAAGTGTTCACGCAAGAAATACAAAAAGACTTTCTTACAACTTTGATTTAAAGATAACGGCTAACTAATTAAGAGCGTATCCATTCTAAATTAGAAACAATATTATTGGTCTTGCAACCATCTACATGTATTACCTTAGAACAGGTCTTTGCACGTCCTGGGGATGAAGCTGGTGGACCAAGAAAAGCTAACGCTACAAGCTTGTGCACAGTTACAGTGATGGTCTGCTTTCTGCCAATACGTTGTGTCAAATTTACTTGCAAATAACCATTCTTGTTTTTTCGCTGTTTGAGGATTCGTTCAGATACGCCCTTGGTACTTTTAATCTTTCCCGTGTCATTCACATAGTATTCGATACAACATTCAAAGCCAGGCAATGTATGTACAGGCTTCCATACTGAGTCGTCTATAAAATCCATAACCAAAAATATTGGGGTACTTAAAAATAAGTATAGCTAGAAACAGTATTATCTAAATATGTGGTTAAGTCGAAGCCACTTATAAACCTTTTAGCTTACGGAGTTATCATCCATGTGGATTGATAATGATTTTCCAAAGCTTCTTGGTGCAGAACTGTATCGTCCCCACCCCGCCTACATCATTGAGATGGCTGTAGAGCCCGTGGTGGTACATGACTTCAGTAAGCAGCCCGGTCAAACTGTTCAGTTGGACCGCTATCGCTTCTGGGGTAAGCCTGGCACTAAGGAGTCCCGTGAGCGGACAGCCGATCAAACACTTGGATCCGCATCCGCCCGCAACATCGTTAAGGACAAAGTGCTGGTAACTCTCCGTGAGTACACCGGTCCTGCTGATACCCGCGATTCTTCACAACCATCCACCTTCAAGGTGGCTCGTGAAACCCTGATTACCGCTCAGCGTCTGCTGCTTGATACCGGCAACCTGAACGTCTTCCACCAGTCCATTGGTTCACTGACTCTGCTCGATGATTACCGCCGTTGGCGTGATCGTGTCTTCGCAAACGAATTGCTGAAGGCTGAAGCCGAAGGTCTTGCTTCCGATATCTCCGGTGGTTATTACTTCCCTGGTGGTAAAGCCAAGGCTGCTGGCACTCCTGTGCTCAACTATGCCGCTGGTGAATCCGCAAAGTTCGATATCACTACCGACCTTCTGGAAGTAGTTAAGGACATGCGTAAGCGCAACGTCCCAACCTTTGCTGATGGTTACTACCGTTGCATCGTCGATCCGACGGCAATGATGCACCTGCGTCAGAACAGCGACTTCAGAGAAATCGCTCGTTATCCTGGCACTGGCATGGTTAACCCTATGCAACCGAACTTGGCACCTGATGCCAACTTCTTCCAAGGTATGGGTCCTGCCTATGGTCAGGCTGGCTTTGTCGCTGGTCAACCAGTTATGCCTACAGGCTTCCTCTTTGAGGGTGTCCGTTGGTTCGAATCTACCAACCTGCCTGAAAAGGAATTCCAGGTCACCATTACTGATGGTTCAATTTCTAACGCAAACACAGGTGCAGCTCAGCTGATCTTCTTCGGCCCCCAGGCTGTTGGCGTTGGTATTGGTGGTAATAACGCTCAGATTCTGTTGAACAACAACGATGACTTCAGTCGTTTCATCATCATGATCTGGTCGCTCTTCGCCGGTTTTGAAGTACTGAATAAGGACTTCATCACGGTTGGTTACTCTTTCGTATATTGATAGGAGGTAACTAACAATGACTAAAAAGATCTATCCCGGTAACTATGTTGCTCATCTGAGCAGCTATCAATCTCAAGGCGTTGCTGCCGTTCCTGGTCGTGTGTATTACTCCCAAGTGGGTTATGCAAAAGTGACCGGCACCGCTGCAACCGAGTTCGACATCTGCATCCCTAGCCCGGACCTGCGTCAAGATGACAAGCCTCGCGCTGACATCACGTCTCTGGTTGTCCCCGCTGGTGCAGTTGTTTATGCAGCTTTCCTGCGCGTACCTGATATGCGTAAGGACACCTCTAAAGGCACTGCTGCTTCTGGCATCACCGCAACCAATGGCGACCTCGTCTCCGTTCGTGATGCTGCTGGCAACACCACAGCAAGCACGATTAGTGCCACTGTGATCACCACACCTGACATCGCAGCTGCTGGTGGAACCGTTGCTCCTACTGCAATTGCAGTTTCCTCCATCAGTGGCGCAGCCCTGACTGCCGCTGAAACCCTGAAAGTGTATGTACGTAACGCTGCCGATAACGGCGCTGGTACTGGCATCACTTCTGGAGAAAATGGCGGAACCCCACTGATTGTGGAAGTTTGCTACTACCTCGACGATGATGCTCCAGGTCTGGATGACATCCACCGTCCGTATGCAACTGAAGCAGGCGCTGGTTATTGATAATCAGTCGTATCTGAATAAACAAAGGGAGGGCACAAAGCCCTCTTTTTTTTATGCCTATAATATGAGAAGGAATACCCCAAACAAATAATGAGTGATTCTAGGTTGTACCAAAATACTAAAACAGGCGAGCTTGTTGAATTTATCAATCTGCATGATAAAGAGTTTGCCATGGTAAAAAAATCCACAGGATCTGTGGTCTATGTAAACTTCGATAGTCTTGTTCCCTACGACGCACAAAAAGGGAGATTGGCGAAAGTTGCACTACCTACTGCTACTCCAGTCGAAGAGCAAGTTCCTGAAACTGTTGTGCCCATTGAAGATACTCGCTTAAACCTCAATGGTGCTACAGCCGAGCAGATTGCAAAGCGCTTGCCAGGTGTTGGTTATGCAACAGCTAAGAAGATTATTGAGCTAAGAATGTCTTTATCTGGAGAGAGGTTCGCAAACCTCAAGCAGCTTGAAAATATTCCACGTGTCAACTGGGATCAGTTGATTGAAGATGACCTAATCTTTATTAGTTAAAATAAAGAGATATAGATTGAAGAGCCATGGCTAGTGTTGAAGATATTCTGCTTTATAAAGCACAGCTAGATGGCGAAGAACGCGGTGAAAACAATCTAGAGACGGCTGCTGTGGGGGCCTTGCTGGGTAGTGCAAGTGGTCTTGAAACTCAAAGAAGATTAATTGAATCAGTCGAAAAATTAACTAAAACATCTAAAGATGCGCGACCTACAGGCACAACGATTAGCCAAGCAATAAAGGATAAAATACCAAGGGTAAAAGGAGGATTAGCTGGAGCTGCACTTGGAGGTGTACTAGCAGCGATCGGGAAACAGCTATTGCAAAGAGAATCACTGGCAGCTGAGCTTTATGCAAAACGCATCGCAGGTGAACCAATGTCAGCTGCGGAGATTGCTGCAACAGAGAAACTCATTGCACAAACAGTCTCTAGAACACCATCAGCGTAATAGCCATGCAACTTGACGAACATCTTAAATCTAAAGTTCGATTCCACTTGGGGTTTAACGCAGGTGCTCAAATACCAGCGGGTGATAGAGCAAGACTTGAAGAAGCACTTTCATTAATACCAGACGAAGTTTGGTATAACGAAATTGTCTATCAAATTGCTAGATGCGAAATTGCTTGGAAGTCAAGTGCATTCTTCCCAGATGATTACTTGGATCCGAATGGCACAGGATCGTTTAACTTCTCAAGACTTGAAAGTATTGCTGGTGACGTTAGTCGTTCAATTTCAACAACTGATCCACTGAAAGCGGATTCTGAATTCAGAGAAGTTTATTTGAGAGAAGTTGATCGGTTGGCTGAAACACTTTATGTGCCAAACTATCGAAGACCAGAAGTGAGAAGATATGCATTCGAAAGATCTGGCGCTGAATTTATCATGGCTGTCCCAGGTCCTGCAGACACAGGAATAGGAACAAGGCTCTGGCTATCACATAATCACGCATAAGTGTAGAATAGTTCTAGGTACTTAGTAGTGGAAAATGCGTAGCTCTGAAGCATACAGAGTTCCTAAAATCGTAATGGATAGTAAGGAACGTGATTACCAAGAAGCAAAAAAGGCTGCATTAAGTCAAGGCAGAGGTAATCCATATATTGCAGGAATTCAAAGTCCTGATGAGGCTGTAAAGGCAAGCCGTACTGAATACGGCGCACCAACGGTAATGCCACAAAATGCTGGCCCAGAAGACAAGGGATTTGAGCAAAAAGATTCCCCTGCAAATGTAGTCCCATCTAGTCCTACTACAACAACAGGAAATGTAGGGATGTCAACTTCAACAACCGCAGATCCTGCAGCTGCTGATGGACTTGAAGATGACAGATTGAATCGAAGACTAAATGCCTATACAAAAGCAATGGGTAATTCAGATTTGAACTTAAACAACCTTTCACAGACAACGAGGCTGAGCTAATGGCTGATCCAAGAATGGTACGAAGAGCAAAAGCAGATCCCAATAGTGTAAAACCACCAATGGGTACTGGAATTAAAACAGGTACTTATGCGGAATACAACGCTGCGATGCAGCAAAGCTTGATCCCTGGAAGTTCAGATCCAAAAGATCATCGTGGTAATCCTACGAATGCCGCAAGTTTTAAAGGAGCAAACCCTAAGTATGGGAATCCATATGCTGATAAAGCAATGGATATTGAGCAAGTAAGAACTATTGATCCAACAACTGTGCAAAGATCAGGTCTAATGCAAGGTGATGGTCCAGGAAGACTGGCCAACAGTGTGCCACCTAGCATGAGGCAGGCAACTCCAACAGGCAATCAAGGTGATGCAATGGAGTCTGCTCGTCTGGCGCTGTATGCAGGTGCTCGTGGCTTGCCTTCTGGTGGCATGGGCATAGAGGGTGTTCCAGCTGCACATATGGATAATGCCCTTTATACGAATGCAAATTTACGTACACCTTTAGCAACTACAATGTCAGTAGATGGTTTTAATGGAGACATGACTCCAGGTAAAACCCCTATCCGTAAAGGCAACAAAAAAGGTAAAGCATAATGGCATCAACTACTACAAACAAACAACCATTATTGGTTGACAGAATTTTTCATAACATTGTCGATCTTAAGGGTGCAACAATTGGACAGAACGATCTTGTAGACATTAGCTCTACAAACAACGTTAAGTTGCTGGTTGATTGCACACTAAATGATGGTGCAACCATTGGTGAAATTTATACTCTTGCAAGAGCTACAGCAGGCAATACTGGCAACATTACACCATGGGTTGTTTGCTTATATTTAAATTCAAGTAGCACTAATCTTTCATCTGCCGATGCACAGTTTGCCGGGTTCTTTGGTTCCGGTGGTCTTGAAACATCTGGACAATCGCTTGGCGGCGAAAGGGTTGTATTTGGTGGAATGCCCTATGTACTGTTCCCAGTACCTAATGGAACAGGATCATCAAACCCAGCCATTGGTGCGCAGGTGCAAGCCTTATACGTTCCAAAAGGTAAATGCTTATGGGCAGGCATTAACGCAAAGGTCAACGGTAGTGGTGCAGCTGTTGATGCTGCTGCAACTACAGCGCCAATCATCGGAGCACAAGGCGGGTATTACTAATGCCTAGAAAGCGGAAAGGGTGGGGCAATCCTGACTCGCTCCGCTTCCCTGCATTAGGGTATGCAAAACCTCCTCAATACAAAGCAGTCGGCCAGATACAGTCGAGTAATCAATTTGGCTCAACAATAACTCGCTCAGTAACTGAGCATTATGATTTAAATACTGACTGGAAAGCCTGGCGTAGAGGTTATGAAATATACGCTCATGGTAAGTTCAAACAATCTGACTTCACATTAAAATTCAAACAATATGAAGGTACTTCAGACGAAACAACAGTATATTTAAGGTTCTACGAATACCCGACTAACGTATCTGACTCAGGCAATAGAACTGTCACTATTAGATACACTGACATCTTAAATGCAGGAGCCGGTGGTGATGATACTGGTTTTGACTTTGATTATCGAACAGGTCTTACAAACGTATTCCAAGTAAAGAATTCCGAGAGTGACTACAGTTCAAGAGCAGAATATCTACAACAAAAAGAGAAAGGTCATATTCCTGTTGTATTAAATAAATACAATAACCCTCTGCTTACTCAAGTTAGAAGGGCACAACCAGGATCACGATTGACAGATGGTTACTATAGTGGAAACTTAATAGATCTAGAAGATAAGAACGGGCTACCTGTAAGGCTTTATGGCAGAACATATAAAAACCTAAAGCTTGAAGGAAATGATCAAAATACAAGAGAACTTGAGAATAGACTCAATAAATCAAGCTACAAATACAAAATCAAAAGAGAAGACTTTTTAAGATTGTCTGGTGAGTCAACAGCACTTGCTGCAAAAGACTGGAATGATGACAATGCAATACTTCAGAATCTTGTCGGCAAACTTGCAGTACCTTTAAGTTTTTGGAATGATTTTGCGATAAATGTAAACAGTAATCACGAAGGTCTTGCGTTAAAAGAAAAAAGGTTTGGAGAAATATACAACGTTGATTTAGACGTATCGTTATTTAGATTTTTTAAAATTTATGATATCGAATCATTCCCAAATACTGTCTACAATCAAAAGGATTTTAAGGTCTTATTTGAAACATTGAAAATAGGGCAAGACTCAGGAGTTAGTCAATTGCCACCGGATAATCAATTACCTATTAACAATGAAACAGATCCAGAGAATGGAAGCGCTGAAGTAAATATCGAAAGTCATTACATATTCATTAACTCTGAATATAAAAGATTTTACAAGAAAGCAGCTACAAAAGAGCAGCTAGATGAAATCTATAGGCAGGTCACAACTGCATCATTGACAATCGAAGCAGCTAATGTAATTGAAGTTATTGATCACAGGAAAGAAGCATCTTTCAATTATCTTGATAATGACCAGGTATGGTTAACAATAGTCTGCAGTCCACCTAAACAAGAAATACAGCTATTTAGACCTTTTGACGCAACTGATAACACTGTAGTAGGTATATTTGATGCTAATAGTTTTAGCTATAAAGCATGGTCTAATGGTGACTCATTCTTTGATTCATACACAAGTAATCAATTTAAGAAAAGCCTTAACCCTAAACAGCTACAGGAGACAGGATTCATTGAATTAAAAATTGATCCATGGTCCTATAAGCATCATGATATGTGGCAATCAACAGCAGGATTTAAACCATTGCTCTATGATTTATTGTTTAGCTGCTCGTGTCCTGGTTATACACATAGTCTTGCAAAATCACCTGAAACGACAGGAGTAGACAGAAAAACAAAGTCAAATAGACAAGAAAAATATCCATTACCTGGAGCACTTAGTAGAGCTCTAACAAGCGATGGAGACGAGGATTCTGTAGCTGGTAATGCCATACAGTGGCTTGATTCTAGATATGAAACTTCATTTAAAAACTGCAAACATACGATTGCAGCAATGTATGAGTTTGGACTACAAGTAAGAGAGCCTGATGAAATACCAACAGAAAATAATCGAGAAAAGTTTCTAGAAAAACTCTATGAAGAGCGAGAACAATTCGACTATTTAAAAGTTAATCCAGGATCCGTTCAGCGTGGCGAAATATCTAATTTTGATATTGGCTTGTCGATGTTGAATTCGGTAAATATACCAAGTACTAACCCATCAAGATTATTAGAAACACCAGATGCAGAAGTCGAAACTGCAATTATTCCCGTCACTACAAATACAGACGTTAGATCACCAGCACAAACAGAGACAGTTAGGCAAATTGCTGCAGTAGCCGCAGAAGCAGAAGTAACGAATATACCTGTGGAAGTTGTGACTGTTGAAGATGTTATTGAAGTAATCGAAATCGAAGAAGCAGATCCAGAATTTGAAAATACTCATCAGCCTGTGATTGATTTTGGCAATACCAAACGATTGGTTAATATTAATCCTGCACTACCAGGTGGTCTTACTGAATGGGACTTTCCAACTAAAGGTGATTTGCAGCTATTGAATACTCTCACTCCAGCGGGAAGCGTAACACCTAATATCTACAACTTCCGGGTATTAGATGAAATTACAATTTCTGCCGAGTTATATGGTGCAGGAGGCGCGTCTGGTTCAGGAATGATTACACGCTATTGGCCATACGAACCGTCAGTATCTAGTGACCATACAGAGACAAATGAGGAAGAATACTATAGAACTAATAACAAAACAGCAGTGATTGATTCGACTGCTTCTGAGCAAGATTCAAACTATACTTCTGCTGCAACGGTAGCTGACACTAACTACTACGAAGGTTACGGTGGTGTTGCTAAAGGTAAGTTAACGTTAACACCAGGAAAAGTGTACAAACTTTATATAGGCCAGACTGGGCAGATTAATGCTACATCTACGTTTGGTGGAGGATCTACAGAAATACGTGTTCCAGATTCAAACGGGAATGAAGTTACAGCATTAATTGCAGGTGGTGGCGGTAGTGCAAGTTTGCGTAAAACAGGATCATCTCCAAACTTCACCTATACATATTTAAGCCCTGGTGGTCATGGCGGGTTTGGTACCAGTGGAAATGGAAGTGATGGCGTACAAGGCTTTAGAGAAGATCTAGGGAATACACCAATTAATCCAGGTAAAGGAGCCACTACAACAGCTAATGGATCAGCGCCTACTGCATTACATGCTAATGATTTAACCGCTGGTTTAACTGATCAGTACAGGCAAGGTGAAGGTGGGTCGGGCCGTTTTGATGGATCTGCAGGACTTGCAAATAATGGATCACCTGAAGCTCAAAGAGGCGCTTCTGGTGGTGGTGGTGGATCCTCTTTTGGTGATCCTGCTTATGTATCAGAAATAAGCTATCAAGGGACACCATTAAATGCACAAGAAAGGGGTAAGCTAATTATCAAAACGGTAGATGATTAATTGCGCTAATCTAGGAATATAGATAAATGGAATTATGTTTAAATCAGAAGATTTTAATCTACCATTAGAAACACAACTGAAGCAGAGAGTATTTGACGACGAAATAGATAGCTGCTCAAATGTAGAAACCTTACGCGAAAACCTGAAGGCAACAAGCAAGCTCTTGCTTCAATATCAACATATTCTGACAAGAGTACTCCGAGAGCAGATTGAAAAAAATTTAACTGATTTTGATAAAACAGTTGAAAACCTTCTGAATACTGACGGTCCTAATATTAATTAAAATAAGTATAGTCTAGAGAACAACAATGAAAATACAAGTCAAGCATAGCGACGCTGTAACTGGGTCAAATCTTGCTGTTGCGCCTCAAGCGCAGTTTATGGTTGACGGTGAATTAGCACTTAATTATGCAGCTGCTGATCCAAGATTGTTTATAAAGCTATCAGACGGGAATATAGCTAATATCTCTTTTGCAGTTGGGTTTAATACTTATTGGCATTCAGGTAATGACGGTGCTGGATCTGGATTAGATGCAGACACTTTAGATGGTCAGCAAAGTTCATATTATTTAGACTACAACAATTTTATTAATACACCACCGGCAGAAGTAGTTGGAGACACAACACCTCAGCTTGGTGGCAACCTTGATTTAAATTCAAATAATATTACTGGAACTGGTGATATTAATTTCACTGGAAATATTACATTAACTGGAACAGTTGATGGAAGAAACGTAAGTACAGATGGATCAAAACTAGATGGAATCGAAGCTGGCTCACAGGTCAACACGGTGAATAGCGTTGCAAGTAAAACTGGTGCTGTAACTCTTGTTAAAGCTGACGTAGGACTTGGAAATGTTGATAACACTGCTGATAGCGCGAAGCCAGTTTCAACTGCAGCTCAAACTGCTCTGAATGCTAAAGCCGATTTAGTCGGTGGTAAATTAAATACTTCTCAGATACCTGATCTAGCTGTAACTGAATATCTTGGTGCTGTTGCTAATGAAACGGCAATGCTTGCACTTACTGGAGAAAAAGGTGATTGGTGCAACCGATCAGATACTGGTCAAATGTTCATCATTTCGGGAACCGACCCTACACAGCTAAGTAGTTGGGCGTCTATTAGCTATCCGGCATCTCCCGTGGTTTCTGTTGCTGGTAAAACAGGTGCAGTAACTCTCACGCATGCTGATAT